TATGCTCTTCCAATGCGCCCGTACTAATATTAATTCGTCCGCTTTCTAGATTACTAAAGTCAAACAAATTCTTCCCACTCGTCTGCACCTGCGCTGTCTTCCCACCAAGCTCCAACCTCTCAAGCGGAGCATCCAAGCTGTTCGGCAGTACCAGCATCCCTGCCCCCTCTAGCTCTACCCTGTCATAATTCGGTGGCTGTGGAGTAGAGACTCCAAGAGGGCAGATCATATCTACTCCTATGATTCCTGTTCCGTCTACCATTTTAAGCATTGCACTTCTACTCCTTTTTCGCTTGTTGCTGTGGGGATGATTTGGACTAGGTTGCTCTTTCCGCCGCCGTAGGAACCGTACTGCAATCGCTGTGCGGTCTGTGCCGGAATCAGTACGCTTTGTTCTTTTGTTGCGTCCCTTTCCAGAGATGCGTAAATATCACCGTCAGTAAAATTCTTGACCAGAAATTCTGATGACGCTGTCTCAAATTCAAAAATCAATGTTGCTTCCGCTGTCGGTTGTCTGATTACTTTTACTTTACTCATTTTCTACCTCCTAAATCGTTTTGGTATAGGTGCCACTCTTCCGTGCATATCGTAATAGATGCGCTCACGCTCTTGATGCAGCCCCATTCGCTTACAAAATCTGGTGTACTCCCAAAGTTGTCCTTGATACTTTGCTTTCGCGATTATTACATCGCCTGGGTCAGCACCGCCCTGTTTTAATAGCACAACTTTTTCTCTCTGTGCCCTCATTGCAGTTTCCTTTTTCCTCTGTTGCTGTTTGGCTTCGTATAAGGTGTATTCCTTGCCGTTAAATATCTTAGGTATACTTTCCTTGCGGTTCTGCTCTGCAAGCCATGCATCAGACCAATTTCGCTCTGAGATGCCTTTTACAAACGGGTAATATTCGTGATAACAGTTCGCTCCAAGTAGTCCGGTAACTGTTCCGAGACCGCATACCGTGACAAGTTCTTTTTTGCTCCACACCTTACCTTGCCAAACAGCGTGTGATGGTCTTGCTCCGGCGTGCCACGCGACTTCGTAATGCTCTGTACCGAGCTTATCGGCGTTCATTTCTGATATTTTCCCTGTAAGCTGTGATACTCCTGTCATAACCGCTCTCCTTGCCGCCACATCTACCCTGCTATGCCACCCAGAAGCGTAGTCAATGCTTCTGAGTCCGCTGTTTGTGAGTTGAGTAACCACCTTGCGAATCATGGTATTATAATCAAATGCTCCGTAAACAACGCCTGTAATAGCCTTATCAAGGTATCCTTGGTAGATGTCGGATAATGGAGTCATGACGAGCCTACCGCCGCCGTAATCCACATAAAATCCCATTGATTGCGTGATGTCTCGAAGCTCATCATTACTCTGCTGGATAAATCCATCTGTAAGCTGTTGTAACTCCTTATTATCCTCGTAGGGGATATATTCTGCATTGACCTGCTCGTAGATGTCTTTATTGCGAACATATTCCCAATCAATAACCTTGTCATACAGCTCAAACACTTCCGGATAGGATAGGTTTAGAGCAGTTTTAATCATCTTTTCGATATCCTCGGAAGAATACCCGATAATCTGCAACCGGTTAATCTGCCAGTCGGCTGTGCTTGTGATTTTTCCTGCTTTTTTAATCCTGCGAACTATATCTTCCAGAATCATCTGTTCCAAATCAAGAAAATGCTTCTCGATCTGTCCGGATAGCTGCTTTTTGTAGTCTTCCCTCAATCAGATCACCTACTCCATTACTTCGATTTGCTCTGGCAGCATCTTTTTAGCCGTTGTCTCATCCTCGTTGTACCATTTCATGCGGTATTCCAAGTGCGACATCACTCCCATACTCACATCCTGTCTGTCCTGCTGACGCTCTGTCTCCTCATCAGTCAGAATGGAATCGTTAAATTTACAAGAGAACTCATATCCCGAATTAAGCATACTGTTATAGAATGCAAGCCCTGCGACAAAGTCCTCCAAGCAATCGTATAAGTTATTCTGAATCGCCGTCACTCGGTTGTACTTCCGGTTCTTTGATGCTTTAATTTCCGTGGCTGTTTTCGCCACTTCCTGTACATCTGACAGGTCTCCATAAGCAAGACCTACAGAAAACTCGATCTCTCGCTTGTATTCCTCCAACCCACGCTTAAAGGCTTCGTCCCTCATTTCTGGGGAGTATTCCTTTAATAATTCTTGGTCTTTCCCGACATCCAGATTCATTCCACGGTACAGCTTGTTTTTGAGTTTCGGAAGTCCAAACTTCCCGGTTGCCTTATCTTGCTTAAGTGCTCTATTATCCACATGGATAGCACGCTCTCCAGACTCATATTCCCAGTCAAGCCTTGCCCCCTGTGTATCCGCTTTCCGAATCAGTTCAGCGGCGGATTCATATACCGATACGCCGCAGGCAGAACCATCCACCTTGTTTTTAATCGGATTTCTGTAATACCCAAAGTCCATCCGGTTCATGCCTGGGTATGTAATCGGTCCAGGTAGGATATTCTCCCATTCTTCCACTGCTTCTAGGCTGCACGGAAGACCGATATCATTCGCTGTCTGAGAGTGGAAGCACTTGTTTTCTATAGTCAGATTTCCGTCCGTGAAATAGTGCCGTTCAAGCCTTGTGAAATAATCAGCGTCCCCAACCTTTTTCACGGTCAAAAATGCAATATCATTCGGCTTTCCATCATCCCCGAAACTAATCGGGATAATCTTGTCAGCTGAGATAAATTCAGCAGCCGATTCTCCCAGTGGTTTCAAAACAAATGACCCAAGCGCAAGCCCTTCTTGCAAGTTCTCATTCAGACTCGTGATATTCTTCTGATAGATCTTGTCCAGACGTTCATTACTTACATTGGTTTCCATTTCCACAAGTGCACAGTCTGCAAACTCTCGGCAGATTCCGTCTTCAATTCCAAGGGAAACAATGCTATCTGAGATCCAATCTGCATCACCATTTAACATCTGTCTCCATCTGTTGATTGCATCTATCATGTCGTTGGATAGTGCGATATCCTTGCCGATAATCTGTTTTAATGTTGTATACCCAAACATCCTCATGATTCCTTTCCAAAGTCTTTTAATCCCATCAAACATTTTCCACCTCTTCAATTAGGTATTTCATGTCGCGTTCGATCGTGTACTCAAACGCATCCAAGCTGTCAATGTCAGTGCTGCCATCGTCCAGACGCTCGTCTTTCCCTACTACCTCTTTATTCCAAACGGCATCCGAAAAGGCAGTTTGAAGAGATTCGCAGTCTTTTGTAATAAAAAACCGCCCAGCTCCCATAAGCTTGACGGTGCATCTAATTCTGTCGTTTATAGGTCTTTTCTTTGCTGGTTTGACAGCGATCCACGGAAACTCTTTTTCCACAGCGTTACGGATAGAATTACCAAGGACGGTTTCTGCATTGTCCCAGAATACGGACTCTACGTTGCAATACTGTACATAGTCTCCACTCTTCACGCACACAGAGTAATCATCTATCACTTCTTGTACAAACTCACAGAACAGCTCGTTCAATCGGTTGCTGTCGATATCCTCTTTCTCATCTTTTGCCATGACTCTTCTGGATTTTAAAGCAATCACGTCTCTGTAATTGTCCGTATATCCTCTGGCAACGAACGAGTGACCAGACTGATTACCTCCAAAGTCCAAGCCGATCTCGATTGATGTGATATCTTCCTTCCGGAACTGCTTATGCTCTGATTCCTGTGAGAAATTATCCACGATTTCGCACTGGAACGCTTCCGGATTGTCAGCAAACCGCTTGTAGATCGACCCGTCAGCTCGTTTCCACAAGCCAAGGATGAGGCGGTCATAATAGATTGTACCATCATATTCCTTGCAGAGTTGCTTAACAAATTCTGGATCCAGAAATGGATTATCAAATATCGTGTACTTTTGGAGATAGATGTCCAGCTCTACATTGTCTATGAACTCTTTGAGCCAGTGTGTCGGATGTTCCGGGTTGCAAGCTCCATCAAAGCAGGAGTACGTCTTATCGAGACGGGATTTAAGCATCTGGAACACCTCTTTGTTCCATTTTGCGATCTCATCACCATAGCAGTACTTAATGGACGCTCCCTGTATCTTCGCAACCTGACTGACCTTTTCTGCACCGAGACAATAGACATCTTCTCCGCACACTCTGGCAACATTACGGTTATTGATATTACCGATCAGGTCACTGGTATAGATCTCTCTCATCGGTTGGAGCACGTTTCGCTCAATGGATTCTTTAGAGACCCCCATGATTACATTTAAGCCGGGGAGTCCAGCTCTATCTCGGATTCTTTTTGGGACGATATAAGCAGTATCTACAAAGGACTTTCCCGAACGCACCGCGCCAGATTTAATATTCCATCTATGAGTTGCGCTCATTATGTACTCATTCTGCTTTTTGCTTAGCTGCATTGTCATGCAATCCTTTCAAGATTTCATCCAGCTTCTCAATCGCTGTCCTATCTTCATATTCCTGCTTATCTCTCCATTTGTCCGGTTTCCGGTTCTTTAACCAGAAGATCTGGGCTGTAGTGTCCGGTGCTACTTGCTTTGTGACCTTTTTCGTAGTTTTCATCTCATCGAGTTCCGGTATATATTCTCTGGTCGTTTCCGTGTACTCATATCCAAGCGCACGTTTTAGCAAAGCATTCTCGACTTGACGATCAACAACTTCTTTTCCTCTTTTTAGGGTGTCCGAAATGTCCGAATACTTGTCTTTCCAGCTATTTAATGTGCTTCTGGAAATCCCGATATTATCTGCAATCTGCTCATCCGTCAAGCCATCTCTCGCCCATCCCTCTATCTTCAGCAAGCCTTCCGGCTCTAGCCACTCTTGATATTTACCTTTTGCCATCAGACTCACCACCTTTAAAACATAATAAAAGCACCCATCAACTGGATGCTAAGAATTTAGGACTACTGCTGAAAGAATTAATAACGCCAACAAAAACCAAAATAACCAAAAACACAATCAAAATTTATAAGAAAAAAGGAGGAACCTTGCAGTAGTCCACAACGGGTATAGCAGGATTCGAACCTGCGACACATCGGTTAACAGCCGATCGCTCTCCCAGCTGAGCTATACACCCGTAGGATGCCAGTTGACATCCTTTACCCTATCCGCACTCGGGTACTGACACTAAATATAGATTGCTGAATCTATTTTTGTTCGTTTTGCAGATCTGCGGATATCTGCTTTTTGGTACCATTGCAATGTAAGTCCGGTGTGCACTCCCAGAACAGTCCTCAGCTGTGCAGCCTGTATACTCACATCACAAAGCGGAGCACCTGGAATCGAACCAAGGACGCGGCGATACCCCGCACATCTACCACTGATGCTATACTCCGCATAAAAACACCGCCAGACGAGAAAGGGTGAAAGTCCGGCGGTGTACATGTTGGAAAAAGTTAATTTATTCCGTAACCATACACTGATTACATTATAATTGTAACATAGCAAAAAGTTTAATGTGTTTAATCTTTTGTGTATTTCGCGTTTATCTGCGATATTCTCCCTTTGGTGTATCCACGCATTTTCCCAACCTCTTCTTGCGTCATTCCATCTAGGTAAAGCATCTCCATTACATCTTTGTCTCTTCCCTCTGGCATCTCACCGATAAATCTCTCTACGGCTTTTATCTGGTGTTCAACCTCTCTCTTTCTCGCTTCTTTCTTTCGGATTCTCTCCTCTACTTCATCAGACGCTCTCGGTTCCCTCATTTCCACCGTCACTCTCTGCTCTATGTACGGAAACTCATCTGCTGATTTCGACACCTTCCCGGCAACAATCGGGATATCTTCTCTTTTTGCTTTAAGCTTGTCCAGTACTTTTTCCAAGGACTCAAGCTCCGATTTATTGCTCTTGTAGTTTTTAAAGTATTCCTGCTTCAACGTCTCATCTCCTTTTCTACTCTTTCCCGTACCGCCTTTATAATTGCTTCTCCGTCCAGATCGGAGTATAGTCCAATATCCCTCCGGAAAAATATTTCGCATTCCTTTTTCGTGTGCTGCGCATCCCTGTTGTGTGGTCTCCTGTATAACTCTCGCAATGCAAGCCTATAATCCTGTACCGCCTTACTCACTACTGCAGCCGCAAGTGCCTTATATCCCTCTATGCAATATTCTTCATTTTTCATCCACAACACTCCTTTTCGTATCTATTCCCACCTTCTTCAAAAAATCTTCCACCGTGTGCTTCTTGTATGCTTGACTCTGCATCCACTTTTTTGCTCCTTCCGATGGTTCATGTTCTGCCATTCCTGCAAAATGATCTTTCTGATCCTGCTTCATTTCTTTCTTGCCACGTCTATGCTTTAAGGTTCCTCTCATGCCGTCACCTCCATAATCTCCGTACTATCCAATCTAAAAAAATCACAAATAACAGTATCGGAAACCCTCCAGCCAGAAGATAATCTGCTCCTTCTAGCTCTACTTCCTCTTCGATTCCTGTTTTTAAAGTAATCACTGTTCCAAGCCCCAGGATATAGTACAGGGCTAGGAATGCGATTGTAATTAAAATGTCCATGTTATTCCTCCCGCCTATTATTCCATCCTTGTCTTGCTGCTTCCTGCGCAATCATCTTGTCATCCCGACACGCCTTAATTGCCACATAAGGCCCAGATGCTCCGCAAGCACCGCACACTACCCTATATCCTTTGCTTCCCATTCTCCGGATTCCAACTCTTCTGTCACGGCATCCGCAAAATGGACACACTTTAATTTTCATTCCACATCCTCCTTATCCACATGCTTCTCTACGACATCTATTGCACAAGTCAACCCATAAATATAGCTTTCCAGTTCTTCTGCTGTTTTGCTTGCTCCGTGTATTCGCTTTTCTTCCTTCAAGGTTTCGTAGGCGTCATTTTTCATGGATTCGATTTCTTCCACGATTTTCTCTAATGCGTTCATCACTCCACCTCCAACAGCTCTGGATTATCAAATGCATTTTTAACCACCTCATATTCGCATCGCTTAATGTAAAAATCAGTTAACGGCATTGGTAGACAAAACGGTTCGCATTTGCTTAATACATCCGTTTCAATTACTTTCGTGTGCCATCCGATAACACGATCTACTTTTTCGTGTGTCTCAACATCAATTACATTAAATTCCCCGAATACAACTTTTGCTAAGTCATCATCGTTTCCATGACCTCGTAAAATATCATTCTCCCAAATCTTCTTACCATCCTTGTCTGTTAGCCCTGTGTACTGGCAGAGGGTGTCAGGATCTATTTCCGCATATTCCCATACTGTATAGCTTTTTGACCAAAAAATAAGATGTTGTTCACTTCCGTCTAAATCAAATCGTTTTTGGTAATATCCTTCCACCCATTCTCCGTTATCTATTCTCTTTGCTTTAAAAAGGATTTCTCTACTCATAATTGCTCTTTCTCCCATGACCAATCAACCTGTTCCATAACCATATCTCCAATAACTTCTTCAATTTCCTCGTCTGTCACATCATCGTCAAATTCTTCTTCAAATGTCATATCTGTTCCAGCAAATCCATAATTTGCTTCTGCTTTTACTTTAATCATTCTTTTGCTCTCCTGTTCCATTTTCCCTAGGTCTCTTCGGCAACTGCTTTTCTAGTGCTTCGATTGCTACTAGAAATGCATCGACATAATTGTTATAATCACTTCTTTCTCTCATTTTCTGCGGAAGTGAGCGCAATGTTGCATTGTACGCATCTCGCATTTTGCGCATTCTTTCTATCGCTTCTCTAACTTTCTTCTCATCCATCTAATTTTCCTCCCGTTATTTCTAACCATAAACCGCTCTCTCCATCTTTTTCGTAGAGAAAATCTGTCTCTATCCCGCAGACCGCCAATTCGGTCATTGTCCTCACGCAATCCTCTGCATCAGCGCATTTGATCGTGTCGCCTTTTCGCAAGCGTGTTTCTTTCACTTTTGGCATTAGTCATTCCTCCTACTACGCAAACCTAATTTGTTGCTCATCCTCATATATTTCTATGTTTGGCACCCTATTCCCGATTTTTAAATACGGGCAGTTTGCTTCTACCAGTTTCTGTGCCATGATTGGCACTACACTGTTTCCGATTCTAGCTACTTGTTTTGCGATCGGATATCTCCTGTATTTGTAATCCCTGTCAATAATGT